TTTGTATTTTAGACATATTGTATTAATATATATATTAATAATTTAATCTTTATAAATTATTTCAATTTATATAAATAATTAATCTATATATTAAATCTTAATATTTAATCTATATATTATTTTTGTAAATATTATTTTTGTAAATATTATATTGTAAATATTATTTTTTGTTATAAATATTATTTTTGTAAATATTATATTTTGTTATAACTTATTTATTATTGCATCAGAGAGATTTATAAACCACCGCTTTTTGTCAAATCTTCGAATATCATATAACCGAAAATATATTTCTTGAGCAGCGCAAAAATAATGCTGGTTTAATGATTTTAGTGAGTTGATCACGTCTTCATGAACATCCAAAATGGTAAAGATTTTTTCAGTATTTGCTTTTCCTGCTTGATCGCATCGAGCGCCTTTATTTGTAGCATATTTTATTTTAAATTCAGTAACCAATTCTTTTGTTATTTTTTTATTTGGATATAATATTCCTAAAACTCCCGCATAATCTTCAGTTTTTATTTTATTACTTTCGACGACTTTATCAAAATCATTATAGTCCTCAAATTCGCCAATTACTAAAATAATTCCCGAAGATTGCGATTTTTCATGTGTGTTTACGTTTTTAATTACATATAAAGTATAATCTCTATACTCGCTTTTATTTGGTATTAATAATGCCTTTGACTTGCCATTAGCTGTTTTCATAATTTTTGAACTATAATAAGCCAATAATTTTTTATTAAACGCACTTTCTTCATTATAGCTATCATTTAACAAATAAATAACAAGCAACACGGTCTTATTGTAATCTAAATCGTCTAGCAATATATTAATCGCTATTTTATCAATTTCGTCATGAGTTATTGCTTTTTTCTCTCGTAATATATCCATTATTTTACCGTAATAAACATACTTATTATCTTTAATATATTTAGCCCCTTTTATGGGTTGAATGTTTGTGATTATATATTTATAATTAGTTTCTAAGTCTGCAATATACGATTTAACTGCCTCTTTATTGGCACTGGATAAATTGGTTAAATCGTTATTACTATAAAGCTTAATCAATGGCGCCGTTTTTTCTTTTGTACTATTTGGAATTGGATTAGGAATAGGATTAGGAATAGGACCATTGGATTTTGCTTGATTTATTTTTTTGTCTTCTTCTTGTAATTCAAATGTTTCCGGAATGCTAAATTTAAGTTCGTTTGGCTTGTTAATCATTGCGCTGGTGCGCTCAAAAATAGTAGCATCATTATTCAGATTTGTTGGTTGAAAAATATACATAGATCCAATATTTATTAATTTTCCCATGTTATTGTATTTATCGCTAATATATGTATATTCATTATTAACTAACTCATCTAGAGCATTGTTTATATGCTCTAATGGATATTCTTTAAATGATGTAATTTGTTTAATAAGATCAACTTTTTCATAAAAGTAGTGCTCTTTGTATAAATCTCTCAATAGCTTTATAATAACTTCATTATTTGTTTTCAAATAATTATCATTATAACTTGAACTATTTATTAGCGGGTCTTCGTTGTAAACCTTTTTATAGTCTTCTATAGATGGCTTACATGAATATCTGCATTCGGCCATATAATCGCATAATGCACTATATGCCTTGTCACCTATACTATAATTTATTGTAGAGTTATTTGAAAGCGTAATAGCTAATTCTTTATTAATAAATTTCTCGTCAAATTTTTGCTGCTCGTAATTAAGTAAACAATCTACACTATGCTCTTTTAATACTCGCGTAACAGTTCCAATTACTTTGGCTTTTTCTTCTGCTTTCCTGTAAATAAATAAATCAACGGCTTCACTATTATTACTTAATATTGTAGCATGCATATAAATTTGGACATTGCGCTGAATAAGTGGGAGATCTTTATGGCTACATGTTCTAATAGCTCTACCAATAATTTGCTCAATCCTGTTTATATTATACCACGGCTCTAAAATGTGTATTTGTCTAATATATTTAAAATCCAACCCTTCACTTCCTGCGGCCGATAAAAGTATTACTTTCACTATTTCACCATTAATATTATTTGTGTCGGTACAAGCCTTTAAATCGCCCAATATATCAGGAGATATATTGCTGTTTCCACTAATTATAACGTATTTTGCGCCTCTAAAACGCTGTCCTGGTGCCATTTCCGACTTCTTCTTATAACTATTTACATCTAATTCTTCGCTAGGCGGATTAGCAAATAAAGATCTATTTGATCCGTAGCGAGTAAATCCGGCCGTCTCCAGTGCCAACGCTAGCGGTATTAAACCCGAGTCAATAAATTGCGAATATATAATTAGCGGACCTTGCGAATTGTATAGTGCATCCAATATTGATTTAATTTTAGCACTATATTTTTCTATAACATTATAATCATATATATTTGTTTTATTAGTTCCACTAGTAAAGTCATTTTTATATTTATAGCCGTATCTTGATTTTGGTGCCTGACTTTCTTGATAACTCATTATATTATTTATCCCCATTTTTCCGACACAGTCTCTAATATTTACAAGATTGTTTATTTCTTCTAGATTAATATTCTTAATAACATCCTGAATATTATTATTATAAAGTTTCATTTTGTCATCAAAATAGCTCTCCAATTTAGCATTAGGAAATACCATGTTTAACGCTTCTAATGGTTTTTGTAGTAATGTGTATCCAAAGGTTTCCATTGCATTAATTTTGTCTTCATCAAATTTTGATATGTTATTTTTAAGGACTATATTATAAACATATTCTTGATAAGGTGATATACTATTTACATATATATCAAATAATTCTATTTTTTCAGTTAAACTGTTTCCGTTAAGCTTTAATTCCGGATATGTATTATTAAATATACTTTTAGTTTCCGTAAAATCATTAGGCAATATTCTAAATGGAAAACTTAACGGATTATCGCCTTTTACATAGCTAACATAGCCGTTTATCTTTCTCCTAAATAATTCAAGCCCCACTTCTTCACCTTTACTGTTTACTACAAAAGTGCCATCACTGTTAAACACGTCTTTAAGCTCTATTTTTGATCTATTATCATTTATATTTAAAATATTTATTAAAAATATTATTTCTTTAAAGTCATTAAACATCGGTGTTGCAGACATAAATAATAGCTTTAAGTTGCTAACATTTTTAACCAAATTCATTAATTCGTTGGACACTAATTTGTTGCTGTTATCTTTAGATTGGCGTATATTATGTATTTCGTCAATTATTATTAATCTATTATTGAAATATTTTTGCAATTTCTTTTTAATCAGCATTTTTCTTTTGCTATTGTTTGGATCGTCGTCTGCAAATTGACTTGTTATATTGGATTTTTTCATTATTAGATTACCAAACTGTGTGTAACCCATAAATAAATAATAATTTGATATAATGTTTTTCACTATTTTTATCACTTTTTCACGTGATAAATTTTTTTGCAATATATTAATCTCATTTAATATATTTTGACCAGCGCAATTATTAATAGTCCAATAACCATTGACTAATTCTAATTTATTTTCGTCAAATAATTGTAAATAAAAGTTTTCTTGAACATTTGGAGAGGCTACAATAATAATTCTGTCATTATACCCCATATATTGTAAATATTTTCTGGTTTCTTCTGCTACACCTATTGCTGAGCATGTTTTTCCTGTTCCTAGTCCGTGATATAATAATAGTCCATTATATGGCGTATGTATTGATAAAAAGTTTTTTATAAATTTTTGATATGGCGCCAATTCAAAGTCCTTATTACATATTTCGTTTGCTTGCTTTTCAAAGTCTGCTTCAATATTTACTTTTATCTTATTTTCCATGAGCTCTTTATTGTGCGCTATTTTAATATTGAAAAATTCGTCGTCATGATGCGGATATAAATATTTGTAATTACTATTTAGCGGATTTTTTAACTCCTTGGAATTTAATAATTCTAAAGCATTTAAATAATATTTTAAATCGGTTTTTGTATTAACGTCGCTTGCTAATCCTTCTAATTCTGATTTGTCAATGTCTATTTTATTTATATTCTCTCTAAATAATGAGGCTAAATATAAATTATTCTTTTCTTTATTAATAGGCGGTGCTTCCTCTTCTTCAAGATCTGGACTTTCTTCTTCTTCCTCTTCTTCCTCTTCTTCCTCTTCTTCTTCGCCTTCTTCCTCTTCTTCGCCTTCTTCTTCTTCGCCTTCTTCTTCGCCTTCTTCGCCTTCTTCGCCTTCTTCTTCTGGACTTGCAATAGGTGGTGCTGCAACTGTTTGAGTTTTTCCTTCTCCTATGTTATCAAAACCTTCGCTAAATGCTGCTTCTTCTTCTTGTTCTTTGATTACTGCATCTTCTTCTCCTCCTTCTTCGTCCTCTTCTTCGTCCTCTTCGTCCTCTTCTTCGTCCTCTTCTTCGTCTTCTTCATTTACTGCGTTTACATCTTCTTCTTCATCCTCTTCATTAACTGTGTTTACATCTTCTTCTTCATCCTCTTCTTCCTTTACAGCGTTTACTTCTTCTTCGCCTTCCCTTTCTTCTTCTTTTGCTTCGCTAACGCTTACTTCTTCTTCTTCTTCTCCTTCTTCTGCTTCTGCTTCTGCTTCTTCTTCTGCTTCTTCTTCTGCTTCTTCTTCTGCTTCTTCTTCGCCTTCATCTTCTTCTTCTCCTTCATCTGCTTCGGCTTCGGCTTGTGCGTCGGCGTCTGCTTCAGCTTCGGCTTGTGCTTCGGCTTCTTCTTCATCAACTTCTTGTAATTCTTCTTCACCCTCTCCTTCTGGTTCTGGTAGTTCATATTCTGGTACTTCTTCTTCTGGGTCTTCTTCGTAATCTTCTTCTGGTTCTTGATCTTGTTTGTTTTCTTCTGGTTCTTCATCAAATTCTATTTCTTGTTCCTCTTCTTGTTCCTCTTCTTCTGGTTCTTGTTCTGGTTCTTGTTCTGGTTCTGGTTCTGGTTCTTGTTCCTTGGTAGTATTACTTTTAGTTGGTTTTTGTGAACTAAACATATTCATGAAAAATTGATCCATTATTACTATATATTAAATATATAGTTTATAAGTTTTTAATAAACTATTTAAATAATTTATTATATTTTTTTTTTCATAATTATATTCTCTCAAATAATTAGAAACGTCGTCTATAGATACCCATTTAATTTCGGTAATTTCATAAATTTGATAATTATTTTTAGGAATATAATTATTATTAATTATACCAATAAAGTATTTGTGCTTATATGATTTATAATTAGAACCACTAAATATTTCTTCGTATGGAACAATGTTATTAATAATAGCAATGTCTTTTTTTTCATATCCGGTTTCTTCTTCAAATTCTCTAAGTGCGCAAATTATATCTTTTTCTTGATAGTTACGGCGCCCTTTTGGAAAACCCCATTCGGGTTCACTATATTTTTTATCGCATAAATTTATCAAACATTCTAAATCATAGCTTTCAAAAATATTCGAATATCCGGTTTTCAAATTTATAAACTTTGTTTTGGATGTTTTTTCCTCATTTTTATAAGAATTATTTGTGTTGTAATTCCATAAATATTGCCATATGCTATCAAAATCATTGTTTAATATAAATTGTCTCTCATGTACTGTCATGTTATTTAATAAATTTGTAATATAATTTTTATCTTCTATAGAATATTTTCCACGCATGAAATCTACAAATGATAACGTGTCTTTACGTTTGATTATGAAAATATCCACACTATTTTCCAATATATTTGTTAATGGATTTACTTTTTTAGTAATCCTTATAGGAATAATACCTATACTTGTTATAGGTACTTTACATTGATGAAATAAATGACCTAGCTTACCACAGTTATTACAAAAAATAAATTTTTTCGTATTCATTATAGATTTATAGATTGTTAATTAATATACTAATTATGTTTTTATATATATTTTTTTATTTCAGTAAGACTAACTATTATAATGCATATTATAACGCATATTAACTATTATAGATTATAATAGTCAATATAAAATCTATAGTATTATTAAAAATTAATAGTTATTATTATGAATAACAATAACAATAATAATAATAATAATAATAATAATGGAATATTTAATCCTATTATTTGGGGTCCTCATTATTGGTTTGTCTTATATACAATTGCTTTGTCATATCCGTTAAATGTAAATGAAAGCACTAAAAAAAAATATTACGACTTTATAACAAATTTGCCACTATTTATACCTGTTCCTGATATTGGAAATGTATTTAGTAAGTTTTTAGACGCATATCCGGTGACCCCTTATTTAGATTCGAGAGAATCACTTACAAAATGGACACATTTTATACATAATAAAATAAATATATATTTAGGTAAACCAGAAATGTCGTATTATGATGCTTTAAATAACTATTATACAAACTATAAATTAAAAGAACTTAAAAAGGACGACGAACGGAAAAATAAGCACAAATATGTTTTTGTAAGTTTATTAATAATAATAATAATATTAATTATATATTTATATATAAAATAATGGCAGCAAAATTAAAACTTAAAAAAAAGAAAAAGAAAAATAAGTATCCTATTTTAAGAATAGTTTTGATAACTATATTAATATTAATTTTATTATATTTATATATGAAATAATAATATGAAACTTGAATTACTTATTTTATTTATAACGGTTCTAGTATTACTTAATACATATTTTGAAGGTAAATTAATAAATAAACTAAAGCAATATGAAAAATATTATAAAATGGCTTTTTTCGCTTTTATTGGGCTATGTGTTTATTTATATATAAAAAAAGATCCAAATAATTATAGAGATTTAGTAACTAACTCAAACGGATATATAAAATATTTACCTATTGATAGAAACACAGCAAGTATTATTACTCCAATTATCGACTTTACGTCAAACTCTATAACAAAAGAATTAAACAATAACTATAATATATACAATAATCCAAGCATTCAAAAATCGGTAACTTTCTCAAATCCTTCAAATATAAATCATAATTTATCAAAACAACAACAAAAGATTTTATATTCCGGAAATACTTCTACAAAGCGAAGCGTAAGTGAAACTAAAAAGAAATTTGTTGCAGCATCTCAAAATTGGCATTGCAAACAATGCAAAAAACAATTACCTGCATGGTTTGAAGTAGATCATGTTATAAAATTGGAATATGGTGGCTCAAATAATATAGATAATTTGGAAGCATTATGTAGAGATTGTCATGGTAGAAAAACAGCTTGTGAAAATCTATAATAAAGTTTGTGTTAGTTAGTAGATCATAATTATTATAATATATTATATTATATTATTATAATATGCCAGATAGTTATGTTACACAAATTCAAGAATTTGTAAATAATAGTGTTACAAAAATACCCGAATTTATTAAATATATTAGCTTAATTTTTACAAGAATATTGGACAAAATTGTTAATGGATTTATGGTAAAAGAGACGATATTTAGTGGTGTTAATATTGAAACTTCTAGTATAAAACATAAATATTATAGATATTTTATTAGCATATTACTTATATTAATATTATTTTTGTTTCATTATTTGAACACCAGACAAAATCTATTTTATATTAAAAACACCAAATATGAAGCGTTACTAGAAATAATGTTAGTAGCACTTAGTATATATTTTTTCCTCTTTTTTATTTATAGAAATAATACTTCGTGGGATAATCCAACTAGTACTAGTAGTACTAGTAGTAGTAATAGTAAATATAATAGCGACACTCAATATGCTAACGTATATAGCCAAAGAGCTCTAATAAAACGCGATAGCATTACAAATAAAGAAGCATTAGATAAAGACGTGTTAAAAAAATCAGTTACTACTCCATTATTTAACATGATGAAATATATTTTCTATTTGTTGTTAATTATTATAATACCATTATTTGTAATAAGTTATGCTTTATATTCGCACAAAGTAGATGACGCTAATTATAACATTACAAGAGTTACATTAATAATAATAATAATTTTGATAATGTTATCAATAGTAGCACTCATTTTTTCTATAAAAACTCCGTCTTCTAGTATTTACTGTGAAATAAAAACACCACCAGACGGCGATGGTAAACCCAGCTACACAAATATAATAATGGCTTATGTAAAATATTTTGCATGCATATTTAAAAATCTCATATTTTTCATTCCTTGTTTAATAGCCATTTTTGTAAGCGAATTAAATAAAGACATTGGATTAACACCCTCTCCTGTTTATATATTATTTTTCATATTATTATTGTTAATAACATTACTATTTTTGTTGCCACTACTATTCAGTGCTATAAGAACATTTGATAAGAGCGATATATTACAAGGCACAGGACCTTTTTATTTAAATAAAGAGCGCACTTTAGGAAAATATCAAAACTTAAATACCAATTTAAGTAAAAATGTTGAATTGCCTACTACAGTTCCAGAAGCAGAAGCCAATCCAAGCGAAGACAAAATAGATAAAATGTTATCCGCTTTTAGTATAGATAAAGCTCAATTAGCTTCTCTCTCCCCAAAAGCTAACACCATGATTAAAGAAAAAGAGAGTTTAAATAAAACATTAAGTGCTGTATATAATAAAGGCAATAGCGCTATTAATAATGGCACAAAAGATAGTAACAATGATCCAAATGTAAAAGCTTACACTTATACACTATTTAAAGATGAAAATAGCAGTTATAATATTAAAACCGAATATCATAGTTCGGTAATAAGTAAAGAAAAATTTCCATATAGTTATACCTACAGTTTGAGCTTTTATATATATCTTAATACGCAACCGGAAAACACCTCAATAGCATATACAAAAGATACTATATTATTTAATTATGCTTATAAACCCGTAATTTATTATAACGGCAAATCGCAAAAAATAATAATAAAATCTAGAACAATCAGTAATAGAGGCGATCAATTGGATACAATTTATGAGTTGGCAAATCCTAAGTTTCAAAAATGGCTATTTTTCGTAATAAATTATGATAATAATATAATAGATGTATTTGTAGATGGTAAGTTAGTAGGATCAAAAGAAAACGTATCTCCATATTTTAAAGGCGATAACATAACTATAGGCGAAAATGATGGCATTCATGGAAGTATAAAACAAATATATTATTACGATAAAATAAAAACTCCATCAACAATTGAATTGTTATATAATTTATCAAAAAACAACGCAAAAGCATGAAATAAAGATTTAAAGAAAGAATTTAAAGAAACAATTTAAAGAAAGAATTTAAAGAAAGAATTTAAAGAGCGAATTTAAAGAAAGAATTTAAAGAAAGAATTTAAAGAAAGAATTTAAAGAAAGAATTTAAAGAGCGAATTTAAAGAAAGAATTTAAAGAAAGAATTTAAAGAAAGAATTTAAAGAGCGAATTTAAAGAGCGAATTTAAAGAAAAAGATTTAAGACATTAATTTAAATATTAAATATTTGAGTGTTGATTTAAACATTATAATATTTTTATATATAAAATTATAATGAGTGTAGTAAATATAATAATAGTAATAATACTTGTGGTTGTTCTTATATGGGGACTTAGGAATTTGTTTTTCAAAACAAATATAATCTATGATATTATGTGTGATGCAAGATTACCCGCTGAAAGGTATGATAGTGCTAGTGCAAGCTCTTCCTTTTTTTCAAGTAATAAAAATGTGATATTTTCTAAAAATATACCTGAAACAAGTTCGTCTAACTTTATGTTGAGTGTATGGTTTTATATAGAAAATTGGGGAGATAATATATCAAATGAAAAGAATATTTTATTTATGGCAACTCGTGAAAACGCAAGAACAGTCCCAGAGTTACAAGTTGCTTTATCGGGTATTAGCAATAAGGTGACAATCGAAGCGTCTGGCAATTTTTTTAAAAATATAAATATTGCATTAGATAAATATGAAAATAATTTGTTTATTGACATAGAAAGTTATTTAGACAAACCAAACACCGGAAATAAGACAAACTTTTCAAGATATAAAATCCCTAACATTTCTGTTCAAAAATGGAATAATTTAACATTAAGTGTAGATACTCGCACATTTGATGTATATTTAGATGGTAAATTGCGCAATTCATTTATATTACATGGACTATATAAAAACGATGATCCAAGTCAAATTAAAAAAAATATATATATAGGCAATATGCAAATTACAGGAACAGCCGCAAATAATGATGGCTTAAACAGCAGTTTTGAAGGATTTATAACACGTATACGCTATGAAGGAAATGCGATTAATCCACAAGAAGCATATAATATTTATAAAGAAGGTATTAATGCCGGGCTTGCAAGTAGTATGTTTAATAAATATAGATTGAAAGTCAGCTTTTTTGAATATAACAAAGAAAAGGGCACAATCACAATTTAATAATAATAACAATAAAAATTAATAACAATAACAATAACAATAACAATAACAATAAAAATTAATAATAATAACAATAACAATAACAATAAAAATTAATAATAATAACAATAAAAATTATAATATTATAATATTATTAATATTATTATAATATAGTAATAAATATGAACCCACCCGAAGGAATTTTGGAAAATATTAAAAAAAATATGTCATCATTAATTCCATATAAAACTGAAAAAAAAAGCATGTTAAACGATTTTGTATCATCAAACACTATGATTTCAAGATTGACCTTTTTATTAGCAATTATAATATTGTTTTCTGCCTTATTTTACATTGGTAGTAAAATTTTATATGTGTTATTGTCTCCATCGCAAACACCATATATTATTAGCGGTATGAAAGACGCAACCGAAGCTTTAACAGTTACGCAAGCATTAGGAGCAAAAACATCAATTCCTCTTTTAAGAAGTGCCAACCAATATGAAGGTATTGAATTTACTTATTCATTTTGGATATATGTGAATAATTTAGAATATAAAGACGAGATAGACTACATGCATGTTTTCAATAAAGGATCGCCGCCAAATTCCACAGGTGAAGGGGGATCAGGTTTATTTGGTCCCAATAACTGCCCCGGCGTGTATTTATATAAAGGCAAACGAAACTATTCAACAAATTTATTAGAAAAATTTCCAATATTAGGTATGTTAGTAAGAATAAATGTGTTTCATAATAATAATAGTGTTTCAAAAGCATATTATGATGACATATATGTAGACGCAATACCAATTAAAAAATGGGTATACGTTGTTATTAGAGCAACCTCTCAAAATATTGTTGACATATATATAAATGGAAATTTAACAAAACGCCATAAGTTATCAAATATTGTTAAACAAAATTATGATAATTTGTATATTAACTATAATGGTGGATTTTCTGGTAACATATCTGACCTAAAATATTTTAATTATGCTATAGGAACATTCGAGATTAATTCAATTA